AATCTTAACTTACAAAGATAATGAGGCACTCCCTGACACGATTATACATGACATTGAGCAAGCAGAAGTTAAAGCAATAACTAGCAGCTATTGGGCTAATTGGTGGAAAGTTTACGGATTAGGTCAAATAGGTAGCTTGCAAGGGGTAGTGTTTGATAATTGGCAGCAAGTGGCAAGCATTCCAACTGATGCAAAGTTATTAGGGTTTGGAATGGATTTTGGATTCACAAATGACCCGACTACACTAATAGCTGTTTACAAAACTAACAATCAACTATTTTTTGATGAAGTACTATACCGAACTAATATGACTAATTTAGACATCGGTAACTTTATGAAGTCAGAGGGCATAGGTAGACCTTACGAAATAGTAGCCGATAGTGCCGAGCCTAAATCAATTGAAGAATTAAGGCGTCAAGGTTTTTTAATTACACCTGCTAAAAAAGGGGCTGATAGTATTAAAATAGGAATTGATATTTTAAAACGTGAACCTTTTTTTGTAACTCAAAACTCAATTAATTTAATTAAAGAATTGCGCTCATACGTTTGGGCAACTGACCGAGATGGCAAACTAACAGGCAATCCAATTGACCATAGCAATCACGCAATTGATGCATTACGTTATTTCGCACTCAATAAATTAAATAACCGCCCTAGTGGCAAATACGCCACAATTAAAATTTAGCAAAAAAGTAATAAATTTATATTTAAAAGAGAATGAAGTATAATAAAATAACTATTGGTCAATTCTTAAAATGCAAAACAATTGCAGATTTAGAAACCGATCCACTTAATAGAAACATTAAATTATTAGCTGAATTGAGCGGTAAAACCTTTGATGAAATCGAAAGTATGCCTATTGAAAAACTAACCGATGCTTTAAAGGACTTTAATAAATTAGAACTACTTAACCCTAATGCAAAGGTAAAAATGGATTTTAAAGTAAAAGGTAGGCGTTTTAAATGCGTGTGGCAAACGCAAAAACTAACCGCAGCGCAATACATTGACGTGACTTCATTCTGCAAAGACGAAAAGAATATAGTGGCAAATATTCACAATATACTTGCAGCTATTTGTGTTGAGAAAACTTGGTATGGTAAAAGTAAAAAGTACGATGGTGCAAATCATAAAGAGGTTGCGGATTTGTTTTATAACCATTTAAAGATTGATACTGCATATCCTATCATGCTTTTTTTTTGCAGGTACTACAAGGAATTAGCCGCCAATATCCTAATTTATTTGGAATCGGAAGCCAACAAAGCAATGGAGAAAACGAAGCCAATAGTGGACAAAATTTTGAAAGCAAATGGGGGTGGATTATCGCAATCAACAACCTAGCAAATAATGACCGTAGTAAGTGGAGTTATTACGAGGACATGAATATAATTGAATTTTTAAATACGCTAGTTTTTTATAAGGATAAAAGCGAAGATGATAAACTAAAATGGCAGCAAGCGCAAAGGACATAGGTAGCAAGTATGGTAGTTCGGTTGATAATTTTGAAACTACTGCAAAAAGTGGCATTGATAAAATTATGCTCGATTGGGCTAACGAATCAATTGGAATAATGCGCAAGATAATCACACGTAAAGCACGAACTAGACAAGCGAGTACACTAGCAAGTGATTTAATACCTAAACCAATCGCGAACGGAATACAGATAGTTACCATGCAAGACTATTGGGACTTTGTAAATCAAGGTGTAAAAGGTGTTTATAATAAAAGCAAAGCACCTAATAGCGATTATAGTTTTAAGAACTTAGGCGTTTCGCCTGACATGCTAGCTAGTTTTAAAGAATACATAGCAAGGACAGGCAGCAAAGGTTTAAAGAAACAAACTTTAATTAGAAAAAACAAAAAGAAGCAAGCTGATATAATCACAAAAGAAGCAATGAGCATGGCAGTAGCAACTAAAATAGGCGGTATTAAACCGATGAACTATGTAGAACCTGCGGTAGGTACTAAAAGATTAAAGATATTAAACCGAGCATTGAGCAAAGAAATAGGAACTAAAATAAAACTAGCAATAATTCAATAATGGCAATTACAATACTTTCAAGCCCTAATCAATTTATGGCTGCTTATAATCAAATTCCTTATACAGTCAGTAGTAATAATACAGCGCAACCTAACTTTAATTTTATAGTTGATGTAAACGAAACAGGCGGGGCAAACAATCCATTAGCAAGGTTAAAATACCCAGCGCAACCTAGCAGTAACCAATTAACATTTGATGTTGGCAACGTAGTTAAAAACTATGTTAGTTATGATTTTGACCCTGTTTCATTTGATATAATGGCAAATGTAAAATCACGATTGAATTACTTTGTTCAGTTCAGGGAACTATACGACAATGCAAGCGGCATACCTACATTAAGTGGGGTGTTAGCAAGTGACCCTGCATCGCCAAGTAGTTCAAATTTTAAAGTAGCTGCAAATGCTATATTTGATTTTGAAGATTATACACCAACTGCATTTGATAATAAACAAGTTTTAAACTATGGATTTTTAAACTACCAATCAAAAGAGAATATAGGACCAAATGAACAAAGGTATTTAACTTGGTTTGATAAAACAAGAGTAACTTTTTATATTGGAATAGGCTATAATACAGGGGGGTTATTACCAGTATATACAGCAGTACCCACACTAACAGCTAATGAGTATTTATTTACGATAGATGTTTTAAATTTAATGAGTTTTATAACTTTAAGCGAAGGCAATGAGTTTTTTATTAAACTTTATGATTCCGATACAAATGTAATTGCAACTAAAATTTTTAAATATACTGAAATTTGCAGTCAATACCAAACAGTTAGGCTGCATTACCTTAATAAATTAGGTGGGTTTGATGCGTTTAACTTCAATAAAAACACCATAAATGCAATGGATATTGATAGGAAACAATTTAAAGCACCATTACCAATAGGATATAGTCAAAGTGATAGGCTAAAAACTAACTACAACACAACAATAAATGATAAAATTACCATTAATAGCGATTGGATTAGCGAGGAACAAAGCCTTTTACTTGAGCAGCTTGCAACGTCACCAATTATTTATCTTGAACGTAGCCCAACTGATTTTGTAGCGGTCAATATTTTAAATTCAAGTTACGAAATTAAGACTTTTATGACTGATAGAAAGTTATTTAATGTAACATTTGAGATTGAATACAGTTACTCACGTTATAGACAAAGCTTATAATGAACCAAAACCGATTAATAATAAGTCAAATTGCAGGGGCTAACATAGTTGAGTATGAATTAGACTTATACGACAACGTATCAATACCGATTAATAAAAGTATAGTAGATATTCAAAATATTGCCGAGCGAAAAAGTGATTTTAGTAAAACAATTACTTTGCCAGGAACATCAAATAACAATAATATTTTTAGCAACATTTTTAATCTTGCAAGGTCAGTAAAGAATGACCAAACTTATAACTTTGCACCTGACTTTAACCCAAGTTTAAAGGCTGATGCAATCCTTTATAAGAATGGAATAGTTCAATTACAAGGTTACTTGCAGCTAACTAATATTAATGTTTTAGATGATTACGAAATTGAATATGAAATAATAATAATTGGAAAAACAGCAAACCTATTTCAGGACTTAGGCGAAAAGAAATTAAATGAACTTGACTTGTCAGCATTTGACCATGATTGGAACTATGCTAGTATGGCTGCAAGTTGGACACCTAGCGCAGCTATTGGTTACTATTATGGATTGATTGATTTAGGTTTAAGTAATAACCAAAGAGGTTACTATACTAAGGATTGGAAGCCTCAAATATTTTTAAAAATTATTATTGATGCTATTTTTAAGGATGCAGGATATAGATATAGTTCTAATTTCTTTACAAGTGGACATTTTACTAAGTTAGTAGTTCCTGCTACTCAAAACAAACCATTACTAACTGAACAGCAAGTAACCGATAGAACATTTGAAGCTGATAGGATAGTAGATAGTAGTTATACTCAAATATTTAAAAACAACTTTTATCAATTAGAGTTTCCTAACTTAGTTCAGAACACTTCGCCAAGTGGATATAATACAACAACTTCAATATTTACAGTACAAAATAAAGGTAATTATAGATTTGGGTTAAATGTTAGGCAGTTTTTAAGATATATTACTTATAGCCCTGGTAATTATAGTGAAATTGATATTTACTATTATATTAAAAAGAATGGAGTTGGAATATGGCAAAGCTCAAAAAACAGTTTTACATTACTAAGTACAACATGGCTATTAACTCAAAATTCATTTGTAGATACTTATTGCGAAGTAGGCGATACGATTGAATGCGGTTTTTATTTTGATGCAACACTTACAAATTTAAATTCGTTTGAAATATCAAATAATAATGATAGTTATTTTAATGGTGTTGCAAGTTCTGAAATAACAGTAGGCGATACAATGGAACTATCAAAGTGCCTACCTAGCGACATTAAACAAACTGACTTTTTATTATCAGTAATTAACTTATTTAATCTTTATATTGAACCTAGCGACCTTGACCCTAAAAAGTTAATAATAGAACCTAGAGATAACTTTTATTTAAACACTTTAGTTGATTTAACTGATAAGGTGGATATGTCGCAGCCTATTGAAATTAAACCATTAGCTGAATTAAAGTTTAAAGAATATAACTATGAAATGGCAGCCGATAAAGATGCTGCTAATAGTGATTATCTTTTAAAATATTCGCAGCCTTATGGCAGTGCTAAAATAGGAATAGTGAATGATTTTGTTGATGAAACCTTTACAACAAAAGTAGTATTTGCGCCAACTCCATTACTAGATTCTAAAAATGTTGGAATGGTATTTTCAAAAATAGTTTTTAGAGATACAAGTGGAACACGAACAGATGGAACAAGTAAGTTAAGATTATTATATGCAGGCGGTTTGAGTGCTAGTTTTGGAACTAACTTTTTTCATTTAACAGACCCCGATGGTACACAACATTATTTTAATAGCTATCCTTACGTTGGTCACTTAGATAACTTTAATAACCCGACATTTGATGTTAATTACTATCAGCCTAAAGAAATAGCCTATACAACTAATACACAAGTAAACTATACACCTAACAATCTTTATAATTTATACCACAGAAAAGGGCTTTTAGAAATAACAGATAAAGATAGCAAAACAGTTACTTTATTCGCCCACTTAAACGAGAACGAAATAAATAAACTTTCATTTAGAAACTACTATTTTATAGATAAGCAGTATTATCGACTTTACGAAATTGATTTTGATAGCAATAGCGAAGAACCCGCAAAACTAACATTCTTAAAACTAGCGGTTGCACCTCCTTTTAATGATGAACCTATAATTATCAATGGCGGTGCAGGTGGCGAAACTACATTCGCCCAACCACCTAATCCAAATGGCAATGACTTTACAAAGGATAGTGATTTAAATGTTAGCGGTCAGGATAATTTAGTAAGGGGTGAAGCTAACTTAATTAATTCAGATAATAATTTAATCAATGGTAGATTAAATAGCGTGTTTGGAGGTGGCAATAACCAACTAAACAATAACAATGGAACTTATTTAAACACGAATAACTATCAAAGTGTAAGGGATGGTGAAGTAGTAATAAATAACATTGCCCAACCTTTATTAGTAAGTCGAGTTTTAACAGTATCGGAACTGCGAAATTTACATACTACACCTATTCAACTACTTGCATCGGTTGATGGCTATTGGACTGAAGTTTATGATGCCTACATTACAATGTTTTTTGAAGCAGCTACACCAGTAGCGTACAATAATCATAAACTACACTTGCAATATAATGGTGATGGAACTCACTTGTTGAATTTTGATAATAGAATTACAACGGTTACAACTGCAACAAAACAAAGAGGTGTAAACGTAACCGATTTACCTTTTAAAAACTTAGCAGTACAGATACATAGCGCAGGAAACTTAGGAACAAGTGGGAATGGCAAAGCATTAATTGAATTAGAATACAGACTACATAGAATTATATCATAATGGCAAACGAGAAAATAATATTTGACACCGAAGTAAAGGTAGGCAGTTCGGTAGGTTCTGTAAAGAGTTTAAAAGCAGAATTAAGGGCGGTTACAAATGAGTTAGGGCAACTTGAAGTAGGTAGCGAAGCATTTGTAAAAGCAGCGCAAAAAGCAGGTGACTTACAAGATAGGATAGGTGATGTAAAAAATACAGTTGCAGCCTTTAACCCTGAAGCTAAGTTTCAAGCATTAGCAGGCGTAGTAGGCATAGCAGCTAATGGATTTTCAGCAATGCAGGGTGCAATGGCTTTAATGGGTGGCGAGAGCGAAGACTTAAATAAAATTATTGCACAAACACAAGGAGCAATCGCCTTAGCTACGGGGTTGAATGGATTGCTAGGCATGAAAGATGCTTTTGGTTTATTAAAATTACAAGCAGTTACATCATTTACAGCAATAAAAGGAGCAGCGGTAACAACCTTTACAACTATTAAAGGTGCAATATTAGCAACAGGAATAGGTGCATTAGTAGTGGCACTTGGTTTAGTTATAAACGAAATATTAAAATATAACGAGGCAATTGATGATGAGGTTAGCAAACAAAAAAAGTTAAATGATGAGTTAGAAAAAAATGCAGATTTAATGGATAAAACTGCTACTGCAAGTGAAAAAATTAGAAATGCAAAAAAGGGGGGGCTAGATGATTTAAAAAGAGAAAAAGATTTACTAATAGCAAAAGGCGCAACTGAAAAAGAAATTTTTGAAAAGTCGCAAAAAATAGCTGAACAAGAATTACAAAATTTAAAAACAAAAAAATATTCAGGGTTAGAAGTTAGCAAAGAAATAGCCGATAAGGAAAATGAAATCAAGGTAAATCAATTAGCATTTGATAAAAAAACAGCTGATAAGAAAAAAGAAGATAGCGATAAGAAAAAAGAAGAAAATAAACGAAATGATGAATATCAAAAACAAAGACAAGCAGGAATATTAAAAACAGAAGAAGCAAATAGAGAAGCACAAAAGGCAATTGATGATATAGCAGCATTTAATAAAGAAGAAGATTTAAAAGAGCAAGAAAAAAAAGATGCAGAAAAAAGGGCGTATGCCGCACAAAAAATACAAGTAGAGCAAGAAAGAAAAGAGCGAGAACTTGAAACATTAAAAGGAATTGCAGCCGATGAAATATTAACTAATCAAGAAAGATTTGATGCCTTAGATGAATTAAATAAAAAAGGTGTAATATCTGAAAAGGAAGCGAGCGATGCTAAAATAGCAATTGCAGAAAAGGAACAAGCAGCAAAACTATCTTTATTAGCTGCATACGGACAAACGTTTAATCAAATAGCAGATTTACTAGGCAAAAGCACAGCAGAAGGTAAAGCGGTTGCAATTGCAGCCACTACAATAGATACTTATGTAGCTGCTTTTAGAGCATACAAAGAGGGGTTAAAATTAGACCCAACGGGAACATTCTCAATTATTGCAGCAGCAGCAGCAGTAGCAGCAGGTATAAAAGCAGTTCAAAATATTGTTAATACTCCAGTACCAGGCAATAGTGGCGGTGGTGGTGGCGGTGGAATAACTGCACCAAGCGCACCACGAATTCCGCAATCATTTACTGGTACTAAACTAGGCGGAAATAGCGAAGTAATTACAAAAGGTAATGGTCAAGTTCAAAAGGTTATCGTAACTGAAACCGACATCACTAAAACCCAAGATAAAGTAAAGGGAATAATTCGCAAAGCGACTATTAAATAATTCTAAAAAGCAAATAATTTTTAACCTTATATTTAATTACAAAATGGAGAAGTTACCAATATTTAGATTTATAGTTGGAGAAGATGACGAAGCGCAACTTGAAGCGGTTGCATTCGTTGATAGTCCTGCTATTGAAATGAATTGGCAAGCGTTTAATTCAAAACAATATTCATTTAAAGCAGACACAGAAAAACGTATAATTTCAGGTCCGTTAATGGTTGCAGATTTACCGATTTATAGGCGTGATGAAAGTGGCGAATATTATGGAGTTTTTCAAAAAGAGGACATTTACAATTTAAGAAATAAGTTTTTTAAACAAGGTAAAAGCAATCTAGTAAATGAGATGCACGACAGCGATAAAATGATTGAGGGCGTGTATATGATTGAAAGTTTTTTAATTGACGAAGCACGTGGTGTTTTAGCACCTAAAGGATATAGTTTAACTGATGGTAGTTGGTTCGGTTCATACAAGATTGATAACGATGAAATTTGGAACGACTTTATAAAAAGTGGTGAGTTCAAAGGCTTTTCAGTTGAAGGACTTTTTAAGACTGTAAAAATTGATGAGAAACCCCAAAGTATAATTGAAGAAATAATAAATATAATTAAAAACGTAAATGAATAAATCTAAAATAACAGCTAAGGAAGCATTGATGCAAATTGGCAAATTATTAAAAATGGATTTTGCAGCAATTCAAAAATTTGAAACTGCAAAATTAGCAGATGGAACTGAAATAACTTGGGATGGCGAATTAGCCGAAGGTACTGCTATAATGGTAGTTGCCGAAGATGGTAATCAAATGCCTGCACCTGATGCAACACATGAACTTGAAGACGGAACTAAGGTTACAACAGTTGGCGGTTTAGTTACAAAAATTGAGGGCAAAGAGGTTGAAGTTGAAGTTGAGATGGCAGCACCAATTGACATGGCTAAACTAGAAGAGCGTATGGGAGCATGCGAAGAGAAAATGAAATCAATTGAAACTAAAATGAGCGAAATGTTCGCAACTATTGAAAGTAAATACGAGGCTGTTAATAAACTTAACGAAAGCAAGTTTGAAGCTATCAAAGTAATCGTTGATGAAATTGCCGAAGAGCCTGCAGTAGCAGTAGAGAAACCAAAGCAATCAACATTCAGCAAAGCTGCAGGAAAGAAGTCAGCAGTTGAAATGATGGCAGCATATAAGAAATTCACAAATCAAAACTAAAAAAAACAAAAATAAATAACAATGGCTTTTAATGTAACAAGTCTTGAAGCATATACCAAGACAAATGAAAACATGTTGATTACACGCTCATTCTTTGAGCCGAAAACAGCAGCTAGAATGCAAAAATTAATAGGAACTAAATCTACAGTTCAAGTTCCTTCATTATCTGACGCCTTAATTTGGCAAAATGGCAATGCTTGTGGGTTTACTGCAAGTGGCGACACTACTATTTCTACTAGAGTATTAACAGTTGGCAGAGTAAAGGTAAACAAAGAATGGTGTATGAATGAGTTAGAAACTAAATACACTCAATTGTTACTTTCACCAGGTAGTAACTACGATGCTTTACCGGGCGGAATTGATGCGGCTTTTGTTGAAACTATTTTAGGCAAAACAAAAGAAGATACTGAAAAAGCAATTTGGCAAGGTGATACAACTGCAGGTGATTCACAATTGAACAAATTTGATGGTTTAGTTAAGATTATCAATGCAGCAAGTGGAACAGTACAAGCTAATGCAGCAGCGTTTATTGGTACACCAGTAACAGCGATAAACGCTTCAAACATAATTAGCGTAATGCAAGCGGTTTATTCAGCTATT